ATATGTTAGATTACCATTTTCAAAAATATTCCTCCCATTAGGAGACGTATCTTCTGTAAATAACAATCTATGTATATCATTTGTAGAGCTATTTTTTATGAAATTACCGAATTTTCCTGTAGAAAAATAAATTGTATATACACCGTTTGTTATTTTACCATCAAGATTTAACGTTGAATTAGTAGGAGTATATGATAAAGGACTTGTTGTTGTATCAGCTCTTAGTACTTTCTGAGTTCCACTGTCATCTACAAAAGTTATATAATATGTCCCAGAAGTATCTGTATCAGTAATATTAATAGTAGAAGCATTAAGAGGTCCAGAAGTTGCTATATTAGACACAGTGAGCGTTTCTGTTGAAGGATTGTAGTTCAAGGCTGTATCATAAAGGAGACTTTGATTTTTTTTATTCTTACAAAAGGTGAGATTATAATTACTGTTTGAAGTGCTGTCTTCACGAGTATTTACAGTATCACCCCTCAACCCTAAAATATTATTAGTAATTGAATTCGTATTCATTTATTATATTATACAAAAAATATAATAAACCTAAATTAATTATTTATTATAGAAAAATAACCGTATTTGACTGCGAACTTTTTAATTTTGGGGTGATTTTACATAGTCGCAAATAAACAGGGAATTATGCCTACGCTACCAGTAGAACGCCATTGCCATAATCGTGTAATTATAAAACATGGCAATGACGTTCTATCACTTTTACCTTAAAATAAACTAGAAAATCCTTGTTGAACTTTTTTCAATTTTAATGCTTTACAAAAAAAAAGTTCCCAAGAGAGCACACGGCTAAAGCGTGTTAAAAAAATTTATTTATAAATCATCTTTGCCCCGTGTTGGTTCTTTATATTCGTCTTCCGACGTTGGTCTAAATGGATATGTAAGTACAGGTTGTATAAAATTCATATAGTCATCAATAGATTCATTATATAAATCACCTACATCGTTAAATTCATATGGTATTCTTTCCCGATCGTCAATAGCAAGTTCTCCATTTATTCTTAAATTGAATATAGGAGACCTATCGTCTTTTGGAGATAAGGTTAATGAAAATATATCATCTTGACCAACAGGTTTTACTGGTAAATTTAAATAAGCAATAGAGCCTGTTATATTACCATTTGATCTATCCAATAGTATAACTTCATTAGGATCAACAAATGCTTTACTAATTTCATAATTAATATAATCAATTACATCTCTTGAAGTATATGGGGTTGAATAAAGGTTATACCTCCACCTTGATAGTTGATTTTTTCTTTCAACACTTATTGGTTCTGGTTCTGGTTCTGGTGGAGTTTCTTCTTGAGGAGGCTCATCTATATCTTGTTGTGTAAATAAATCTCCATTTTCTGTAAAAAATATTTCTGTAGATTCTTTCGTTAGTTCTGTTCCATTGAAGAACAATTTATACAGCTGTCGAGACCCTTCTGGAGTAGGTACAGGTCTTAATTCCACTTTGTCATATCTACTTGGGATTAGACTCTCTCCTTTTAAGATTACCAAAGCCCTAGTTGGTGCCCAAGAGCCAATAACATCAATAGGCAGTGGAGTCATTGCTGTATCAAACTCATCTACCGTTAAATCCGGTTTTTGTAATGCTAAATTCAGAGTTTGTAATGCGGTATTTATCCTTGACTTTATTATTCCATCAGCGTTAATACTTTGTTGTCTGGTTGTTGGTGGTGCTTGGAAGCTACGTAATCTGTTAATTTTAAAATCTATGAACTTGCCAAATTTGTTTTTATATCCTTCTTCAATTGGTATTACCGCATCACCCGGTTCCTTATCATCACCCGGTTCCTTATCATCACCCGGTTCCTTATCATCACCCGGTTCCTTATCATCACCCGGTTCCTTATCATCAATTGGGATTACTTCATCACCCGGCTTATCAGGAGCTGGTTGTTGTTGTTGTGCTTGACGAGTTTGAACCTCTTTGATTGCAGTTTCTAATTTATCCTTGTAGGTATCTAAATCTAAAATCTGGGCTCTAATCCTAGCGTCATAATCATTTCTCGGTTCTAAAAGTATATACTGAGAGAGAGTGCCTTGTGCTTGTAGAACTTCTGTCAGGGCTTTATCCAATACTGGTAAATCTCCCCTCTGTAAAGCCAGTTGTGCGTCTTGTACGGTTAGGTCTCGTAGAGCATCACCTTGTCTTTCATAATCGGGTAATCCCAACTTTCTACGTTGGTTATTTTGAATTACTTGATTTACTGGAGTAGAAAGTAATCCTCTACTACCACCTGATCTTCTTATAGGAGGATCACCTCCACCTGTCGTAGGTTGAGCTAAGATATCATTTTCTTTTAAGGTGTTTAAAATATTAGTAATTTTATCGGACTTAGACATTTGTTGAGCATCACTAGCAAGCATCCCTCTATTTTTAAGAAAATTTGTCAAAGCATTTACACCTTTTGATTGGAAAAAGTTTTGTGTTGTAAACACAGCATCAAAATTAGGGTCATTATTTAGTGGTTTCACAGCACTTGATAGGTTCTGTAATGTTTCTGGTGATGGGGATGAAAAATATTCTTCCAAAGATTTTTGGTAAGCATTTAAATCATCAATAGTAGCTTGTGTAGGGGCTTGGTTTTCTGTTTGGTCCTGTCCCGGTGTTAATGAAGGCGATTCACCTTGCTCTGGGGGTTGAAATTCTGATTGTCCTTGTTGTTGTGTTAAGGAAGGTGTTCTCCCTTGCTGTGATGGTTGAAAAGTAGTTGAACCAGCTTGAGGTCTCAACTGCGGGGCTACTCCTCGCTGTGATGGTTGAAAAGTACTTGGACCAGCTTGAGGTATCAATGTCGGTGTTCTCACTTGCTGTGCCGTTGTCATTTTTTGAATTTGACTAATCATATTTAGTATATATGAAATTAATGTTCTAATATCCTGTGATGATTTAACATCTAAAATGTTTTGGGGTATGATTTGTAATCGGTTAGGTAAATCGATACCTTGCTTCGTAGCCATATCATTGACTTGATCTAGCCTCCTAATAGCATCAGCTAGTTGCTCTTTTAAGCCCTCGTCAGGTTTTTCTTGTATGGTTTTAGGCTGTTGTATCGGCTGTTGATATTTAATATCTTGCTTCTGAGATAATTTATTATCTAACGCCTGATTGTCTCCCTCAACGGTAATATTAATGCTAACATTCTTATGAGGTTTATTAGAAACCGAGGATTTAAGACTTGGTTTACTCCTTTGCATGGATTTTTTCTTAGTCTGTTTCATTTTATTAATACTATATATTTTTTTTTCTATTAATAAAAGAAAATGCCACCGATAAGCATACTAGACATTGATGACCTAAAAGACAGGTTAAAAAGAGCCGAAGAAGCTATAAATTATGATATTGAACTACCAAAACAGAGCATTAGAGTGTTAGACCAATTAGAACCAGAGGTCCAGCCTTTCGTAGATGAAATTACAGAACCCGTTGATTATAGCCCCTATGCTAGAATAGCAGAACAAGCTTATAAAAAGGACAGAGTTAATACGGACCGTTATATTTATGATAAAGAACTATCTACACCTGATTATGGAGTATATGAAGGTGTTAATGAATATGTAATAGGTATAAGAGGCTCATCGCCTGAAACACCAGTAAGGGATTTCATTAGAGACGCACAAGTTGCGTTAGGCAGTGTTTCAACCCTAACAGGAATGAATTTTGTAGGTAAAGCAGTGGACGAAGTTGATGAACTCGTAAAGAAACTAAAATCAAAAAGTAAGAAAAAAATCTCATTATCAGGTCATTCATTAGGAGGTTCTATTGCATCTTACTTTGGGGTCGACAACCCAGATGTAGATGTTTATACATTTAATAAAGGAGAAGGATTACCTTTTATTACCGATGCTGTTAAGTGTAGCATATATGGATGTTCTAATATCAAAAACTACCGTATAGCTGGAGATTTTGCCAGTTTAGGGAGTAAGTTAGGGAATATAGGAACTTATGAAACATTAAGACCTGTCAAACCTACACCAGAAGTTCAGGAAGAAGCACAACTTGCTGGTGGATATTTTATTGAACCAGAATTTTATCTCCCACATAGCATTAGTAATTTTGTAGGGCGAGATAGTAAAGTAAAATTAAATAGCAATATCTATGCTCGTCCATTGGCTGGGAAAATAGGTAAAGTAGCAGGCTCTGTATTACCTATTGTAGGTGGAATAGCTTATAATAAATATGTTAGTTCTCTTGGAGAGGATGCTCTTGAAAGATTGTCAGGATTAGAACGAGGAGCTATTGGACAAGCAATAAATGAATATATAAGAGATATTGGTTTAGAGGAGCCTACTGGTGAGGATGTTCGTATGGCTCAATTATTAGAAACTCAAATTACAGATAAAATTAGCAGTAGTTTTAAAAATACATTAACGCAATTAGCATCTGGAACTGTTTTAGGAAGGAGTGCTGGTGAATTAGCTGGTTTGGCTTTTTACGAAGCATTTTTAAAGGAATAATTTTTTTTGTATTAATAAAAATGTATTGTGGAAAGAAGAAAAACCCACCAAAAGGAAAAAGATTTGGAAATCCTAACGAATGCTTCCTTAAAGGGCGTAGATCAGGCTTCATAGGTGGTTTAACCAAAGGATTAGTTCCTCTCACGAGAGATAGTTTAAACTCACTTCGTAAAGATGTGATAAGAGAAATAGCATCAAGATTTGGTGTTAGAAGATATAGTCTAATGTCAAAAGAAGAATTAATTACAAACATCCTTGATAATAGGGGTAATGCTACAAGTTATAACCTGGATAATTTAAAAAATTAAAAAAAAATTGTATAAATAAAGATATGTTGAATTATTTTTTTAGTAATGATAAATATGAAAAAGAAAAAGAATGCGCTCAAACTATTATTAACAAACTAACGAAAGAGTTAGAATGTCAAACATTACCAGAACATATTAGAGAACGCAAAGGACTCATATTAAAGTGCGTGAAGTATTACTACGGAATGTAAAATTTAATACATAAAAATCTGTATTAAATTTTTATCTTTATCGCAAACTTCTTCTCGACATCTTTTATGCTCTCTACAAGTGTCGGTTTATTCCAAAGTAGATTATTTGACCAGAAAATCCCAGAAGACATTTTATTAAAATTCTTATTAGTCTTATGTCTTGCAATCCAATTTTTTTTTATATTTTCATCTCCGTGATCTATAAAGGTTTTTCCAATATCAGAACCAAAATGTATTTGAGTTCCTTGTGGAGTGGTGATATTATACCGCTTACCTTTTCGTTTTGATGTTTGTAAGAGATAATTCATTTATTTATTTAATAATAATAATTTTTTGTGTTTGTCAGTTTTCTTGTGTCTTGATAAACCACTTCTACTTACAGTTGCCCCACATTCGCATTGAACTTTTTCGGCTACTTTTTTGCTAATTTCATCTCTATTAGTCTCATAATATTCTTTCTTCTTTTGATTTATAGTATTTTTATTCTTTTCATAATATTTTTTATCCTTTTGACTAATACTTTCTTTATTATTTTCTCTATATTCTTTCAACATTAACTTATTCAAATATCGAATTGGTAGGTTTTTATTAACACATTTAGTTTTACAAATCCATAATGTTTCATATGCTTCAAGATGTCTTCTGTCCTTAATATGTGTTCTAACTACATCATAACTTTTGATTAATACAATCTTAAAATTTTCAATACCGTATTTATCAAAGTAAGGAAAGCAAGAACAACTCTTTTTACTTTTACCATTTTTCCAACTATTGTAATAGTTTCTATGTTCTTCAAACCTTTTACTTAATCTATTAAATGTGCTCCCAATATAACAAAACTTTTCATCGACTTTACAGATGATTTTATAAATGTGTCCTTTTGAGGTCATTTTATTATATTATATTTTTGTTTTTAAATATAATATTTCATTTTTATTTTAGATACCCGCTATTACAGTTTCAACGCCAGCAAGCGCAATGCCTTCAGTACTACCAGAGACCAATTGGAGGAGCTCGATTGCGCCCATAGCACCAACCGCTTCAGGCAATAATAGGGCTCCTCCAAGTAAACCAGCGATTCCTGCGCCCACAGCTACAGTTTTTCCATATTTATTCATCAGGCATTTAAAACCTTCACAGTGATCTTCATCCATTATTTTATTATACGAAAATAATTTTTTTTTTATTTTAAATATCAAGTAATTCACTTAACAATAGAGCATCAGTTAATTCAGCACGCTGGTTAATTTGTTCGTTAGTTAATGGTCTGTCTTTATTAGGTGGCGGTATATCAATGGGCGCGGATTTAACTTGTGGTTTAACTTGTGGTTGAATTCGTGGAGGAAGTTGTGGCATTATACTCTGAATCGGAATAACAGGCGCTGTGGATATAGGTTGAAATTGGGTCGGTCTTCGTTCAATATTTTCAATTACTTGCTGTCTCTCATCACTTCTTCTGTCTCCTGATGCTGGTGGCGGTGGTGGTAAATCGTTATTATGTATTTCAACTAGTAAAGACAGCTCAAACCTAACAGCATTCATCTGTAATAATTTACCGTTTTGGTCTCTTAACGAAAGTCTAAAATTACTTATTGCTTCGTTTGTTAAGACTGTTGTAAACGGTGCTGTGTCGTAAGGATTATAATGTATGATTTCAAAAGGAACAACTTTAACAGGTATCTTATCTAAAATACTCTCATAATTCCCGTTTTCTGTGGTAATAACATTACTTGCACCTAAATCACTATATAAAAATATGGTATGTATAGTCTGTAAGTTAATAACACCATCGCTCGTAGTTGAAGCACCACTTGCTACAACCTCGTCTTCTCTCTCATAACCGAGAGCCTTACTTAATCCTCTACTATTAGTTTGACTAAAATTTATTGTATGTTCCGTAGAATCTGTATTTGTTAAGGTTATTTTACCTTTATTTTCATCATAAGCAGCACTATAAGGAAAAGTAGCATCTGCTGTAATTAAATCTACTAACTCGTATATATCATAGTTCCCTTCGTTTATAACTAACGAAGCACTACCATCTACATAAATATTTAGATTATCTAAATTGCTACTAAAAGTATAGTATGAAACAGGTATTTCTGCGGATGACAGTGATATGTGTATTTCTTGATTTTGGTTTCTCTTCTTTATTTCAGCGTCTAAATTGACCTGTAAATCGGTATTGAAACCTTCTGTTAATTCTCTACAATCTTTTGACCTAACGTGTATCATATAAGAATGACTTAGGCTTTCTAAATTCAGTCCGGACATTTTATTATATATATAAATAAATATAATAAAGTAAATTATTCTTCAAATACGACTTTGTCAAATTTACAATAGTATTTATCTTTCTTTGGTTTATTAACATCTATCATCAAAAAACTATACGGCTTATTCCAACACATTTCTAACAACTCTTCTTGTTCGTCCTTACTCAAGTCTGTCATCAGTTCATTTCGGACAGCATCAATTTCTTGCCTATTACTGCTTTTGAATATAATGTAATGCGATTGATTTAACCTAACTTCCAAAGGTAATAAGTTATACTTCTGACTGGTTGTCATAATAGATAAGCCTCCATTACCATCTTTTTGACTATCGTGAATACAATGTCTTCTGTTTAAAAATACTTTCGCAAGTATCTTACTTCGTTTTAAATCCTTAATACTGTCATCCAAAATAATGAGATTGTTGCTATTTTCACCTGTTCTCATTTCTTCTATTAATTCTTCAAGTAAATCATCACTATATTTATTATGGAGTTGTTCGTCAGGTAATTTATTTAAAAACCTATCAGGGAGTGTTTGTAATGAGCCACTAATAACTTCTATATGGTCAAAGTATTTCCAATAATATTTAGGAATGTTCTTTCTTTTTTTTGTTGGGTGGCTTAACATTAGACTTAATAATAGGTTGGTTTTACCACTACCTGGACTGCCTACAATATACATAGCAAATGATTTTTTAGGGAGTGGCTCTTTTGGGATATAAGGTAAATCACTTATATCATCAATATTTACAGGAATACGAGGTATCTTACTAATATCATTCTCTAAAAGTTTCATCTTTTATTTTATACATAAAATATTAATCTTCTTTTATTTCTAACTTCTGTAAATCTATACTCTCCATATCATCTTTTTCCAAATCCATGCCGAACGCTCTTGCTGTTATGATACTAATAAAATCACTGAAAAAAGGCTCTGGGAGCCTTCCAATATTATCATCGTTGTGCTTATACCATTGAGCGTAGTTGTAGAAAGTTTGATTAACTGACGTTGGATCATACTGGAACTCTAA